GAAGTACACTCCAAAGACATTCTCCAGCCCTATAAGAAAGATGGAACAGTAAATGAGAAGTTCCTAAAAGCTTATGGCAAAGAATCCTATAAAAACTGGGGCGAGTCGAATCCCCAACCTTATCAAAAGAAATATCAATAATGTTTGATTATACCTTAGCAAAACAACTGAAAGATGCTGGGTTTCCGCAGATACACAGAGAACTAATAGAGCCGGGCAAAGGTTTTATTGAATATCATTCTGAAGATGACTGGGCTTATATTCCCACCCTCCCCGAGCTTATTGATGCTTGTGGATATGACTTCGTAAGTTTAGAGCGTCATAACACCGAGGGGAACATTTGGAGCTGTCTAGGTGATAAAGGATTTGGAGTTCTTGGCTCCACTTCAGAAGAAGCTGTCGCTAAACTTTGGCTTGCTCTCCATGCCCAAGCTGACTAAGAAACAAAAGGATTTTGCCCACGAGTTTATAAGCACCGGCAATGGTACTCAATCAGCGTTAAAGGCATACGATACTGATAACCCTAGGGTAGCTTCTGTCATAGCTGCTGAAAACCTTGTAAAACCTAACGTCAGAGAATACATCGAGAGTCACGCACCCGACGCCGCAGCTCGTATAGTACAGCTTTCCATTTCAGCACAGAACGAAACAGTCAGACTTAATGCCAACAGAGATATTCTGGACAGAGCAGGCTACAAGCCAGTTGAGAAATCAGTAACTCTTAATCTCAACGCAGATGCCAAGGACATAGCCAACCCTAAAGCCGCAGAAGTTACTGAGGAATACCACGAAAAACTAAGAAAAACCTTTGAACAATGAACGAACCAATCTATATCGACTTTGGATGCCAACAAGAAGGCTTAGAACTAGAACACAGAAAGTCTCACGCTTTTATGCTCTCTGTGCTGTGTAAGGAGGATAAAGAACAACTAAATAGAATCGAAAAGTTACTAAACGAATTACTCGGCAAAGGTGAAACTGAGTGACCTCTCTATACAAGCGTGGCTGATCGAGCACGGCATAAAAACAGAAACCGGAAAGCCTATAGACTTTCGAGAACACCTATTCCTCTATGACATCTACAACGACTGGTCCCCAAAGCTTGTGTGCTATAAAGCCGCTCAGATTGGTTTCTCTACAATGGCTATCATCAAGTCCCTCTATGCCGCTGATAGATTGGGACTGGATTGTATCTACACCTTGCCTACCGCAAATGATGTAAAGGATTTCGTCGGCGGAAAGGCCAACAGAATAATCAACAATAATCCCTACCTTCAAACACTGGTTCAAGACAAGGATTCAGTAGAACAAAAACGAGTCGGCAATAACGTAATTTACTACCGTGGCACCTGGACTGAAAAAGCAGCCCTTATGGTCACAAGTGATCTCAATATCCATGACGAAGAAGACAGGTCAAAACAAGAAGTTATCCAACAATATGCCTCACGCCTCCAACACTCGAAATACAAATGGGAGTGGCATTTTTCAAACCCCAGCGTTGAAGGCAACGGGGTCAGTCGCTATTGGACTGCCAGTGACCAGAAGCACTGGTTCATACGTTGTGGACATTGTAGGACCGAACAGTATCTATCTTGGCCTGATAGCATTGATCAAAATGCCAGAGCGTATGTGTGTAAATCTTGTGGAGCGCAGCTCTCAAACGAAGAAAGGAGGGTTGGGCGCTGGGTCAAAAAATACAAAGACAAAGAATACTCCGGCTACTGGATAAGCCTTCTGATGGCTCCGTGGATAACAGCGGATGAAATCATTAAATACTATGAAACGAAATCAAAAGAATACTTCTGGAACTTTGTGCTGGGATTGCCTTATGTTGGCGAGGGTAACACTGTCACTCCCGATGTCATATTTAGGAATCTCACTGGCGCGGTCAATTCACAAGAACGTGTGGTCATTGGATGCGACAGTGGACTTATCAAGCATTATGTCTTGGGAAATAGCGAAGGGTTATTCTACTACGGCAAAACAGACTCATGGGAAACCATCGAAGGCTTCCTTAAAAAGTTCCCCAAGAGTGTCGCAGTCATAGATGCTCTGCCTGATCTTACCGAACCTCGCAAGCTGAGAGAGAAATACCCTGGCCGAGTGTTCTTAGTTCATTATGCAAGAGACAGAAAGACGATGGAGTTCTGGCGCTGGGGAAAGAATGAAGAATCAGGCAACGTGAATGTAGACCGCAATAGAACTATCCAGCTTGTCATAGATGAGTTTGCAGATAGAAGGATTCCACTCCAAGGCACGCAAGATGATTGGGCTGATTACTATCGTCATTGGGATGACATCTACAGAGTCAACGAGATGGAGGAGGCCAAACAAGCAGGGAATAAAAACTATGTCTATACGATGCCTTTCAGGTGGGATACTAAAACAGGTATGGATCACTGGGTACACGCTACCGTCTATTGGCGAGTAGGCATGGATAAGTTTTCAATTCAAGGTGGTATACTCAAAGCACAGCCTGATTACTCGTTTCCTTCAGCACCCACAGTATCACCAGACTTAACCATTCCCGCATCAGACCCTAAGAAGATATTCAAGTTTACAAAGCCTTATGAAGATGATTGGAGAACCTGATGTAGCAATTTATATGAATCCATTTGATGTGGAACTGTTTAAGCAGTTTTGTCAACACTACGATTCTTTCAAGGTTCTTATAGAGTCTGAGGTGTTTGATATAAAAACCGGCACGGCTGTTTTGTCATTCAAAGACAGGATTCTTATGGACGTTGATGTTCACCGCAAGACCTATAAACGGGGTTATCCACAGGGCATCAAAACTTGATTTTGTATAATACTTGTGTAACCCCACACCACTTGGCGAACACCCAATAGTTCACACCAAAGGCGGGCGATTTCAGGAGTAACCATCTCTTGGGACCGCCTGCTTTTTTTATTCCCAACACACAACTTATGAGTATCCTTGATGGATTCTTCTCACTCTCCAGTGGGACTAATAAAACGAAGCAGGCGAACACCCTTGAAACTACAGAAGGGGCAATTTCAACCTTAGTCCCTGAGCTGACCCTTGACATCACAGACGAGGAGCTTATCGCCCTCAAAACCAAGTGGATTCAAGACTGGGAGCCTTACGCCAAAGACATAGCCAAGCTTCAGGAGGATAACGAGGACTACTGGCAGGGCAAGCAGTTTCCTGGAGCAATGTATAACGGCAAGGATAGACCCTTGCAGGATAATGTCATTTTTGAAGCCTTAGAGACAGCACTTCCCAACTTTACCCGCCAGAATCCAGAGCCAATGGTTGAATGCGAGGATGAAACCCTCGCAAAGAAAGTTCAGCAAAAACTCGCTGATCTGGCAGACGTTCTCAGGCTTAAACTTCAGCTTAAGCGGGTAGCCCGCTACTGGGCGCTTTATCACTTAGGAGTTTCAAAGGTTGCCTTTGACCCTGATACCAACGATGTATCTCTTGTCACTCTGCGCCCTCAGAAACTCATTTTAGAGCCTGATGCCACGATTGATGAGAATATGGAGTACACCGGCTCCTATATTGGAGAGTACCGGGATATGGCCGCTTGGAAGCTGATTAAGCTCTATCCAAAAAGCAAACAGGTAATCACCGAGAAGGTGAAGGGCAAGATGGGTACGAAGGTTCGCTATATCGAATGGTGGACTGATGAGTATGTATTCTGGACTCTAGATAATGAAGTATTAGGCAAGAACAAGAACCCTCATTGGAACTACGAAGGAGTAGGAGAACAAGTTGACGAGTATGGACAAACTACGCCTAATCAACCTCTCAATCATTTCCCGGTTCCTAAAAAGCCTTATGTTTTCTTGTCTATCTTTAATCTTGGCAAGCATCCACACGACGACACTTCCCTTATTCAACAGAACCTGTCTCAGCAGGATTTAGTCAATAAGAGACACCGCCAGATTGATAAGAACGCAGATGGATTAAATGGCGGCTGGGCCATCTCAGGAGAAAAGACTGGACTTACCAAAGAGGAAGCAGCAGAGGCTATCAACGCCACGCGTCTAGGAGGAGGGATTTATATTGCCTCAGGTTCAGTCCAAGAAGGCGTACAGAAACTTATTGGTGAAGCTCTTCCAACAGAGGTATTCAATCAGCAGTTAGATGTGCGAACCCGCATCCTTGATTCTTTTGGCGTTCGCGGATCAACCGCCAGGGGAATAGTTGATGAGAAGACCGTCAGAGGAAAGATCATCGTCAAAGGCCAGGATGGAGATAGAGCCTCATTTATCACAGAGTTTTTGGAACAGTATTCAGACCAGATATTCAACTGGTTTATACAGTTTCTTTATGTCTATAAGCCGACCGATTACCCCTTTGGACCGCCGCTTATTGCCTCAGTCAAAGAAGGCTCCCTTATCCCTAAAGACTCAGTAACGAAGGCCAACCAAGCTGTCGAGTTGGCAACCGCTGGCCTTATGAGTCTTTTAGACCTTTACACAAGATTAGACGATCCCGACCCGCAAACTACCGCTGCGAATGCGTGGCTTGAGAAGAATGCCCCTGAAATCCTTTATGCCAACGACCCACGAGTACAGCAGGCAATACAGGCCCAGCAGCAAGCCCAGCAGATGCAACTTGAACAGCAACAAGCTGATAAGGCCCAACAGCACGAACAGAATATGCAAGGCAAACAAGTAGATAACGAAGCCAAGATGCAGCAGATTCAAGCTAAAAACGAAGGAAGCCTATTAAACCGTGTCCCCATTTCACCCTAAGTCATCAAAAAGATGAAAAAGTCGAAATCAACATAAACGAATGGACGAGAATTTTTTGGCGAATGTCCAGCATGAAGGAGAGGCTGAGGGAGAAGTATTCAAAAGCCTCGACGACATAGCAGAGCAGGACAAACAGGAGACGGATACTCCTGCCACCCCGCCAGTGGAAGATAAACCAACGGAAAACGCGCCATCGTCTCAGGGCGCAGACAATACTGAGAACGCCAATAGTGTTCCGTGGCATAAAGACCCTCGATGGATTGAGTGGCAGGAAGAAAGAAAACAACTACTCGAATTCAAAGAAGACGCTACGCCAAAACTTGCGAGTATTAATTCGCAAGAGCAGGTAGAGATTCCCAAATGGTTTGGAGGAGATGAGGGGGCTTGGAAAGCATATAACGCAGACTTTCAGGCCAATCTCTCAAGAGTGAAGTCTGAGGCTATCGCAGAGTATGAAGCCAAGCAAAAAGCAGAAGCAGATCGAGTACAAAAAGCCAACGAGTACGTCACCAACGAACTTAATACTTTACACTCCAAAGGTTTGAAGTTTGAGGATAACGAGCTTTTGAAAGTCCTTAACGATTACCCCTTGGTCAAAGCTGATGGGAATTGGGACTTTGAGAAAGCCTATGAAGTTCTTGAGTTAAAGAAACTCAAAGAGTCTAATCCTGAAAAACTCCAGGCCCGCAAAGATATTGCTGCTTCCACCAAATCCTCAACCACAGGAGAGCCTACCGCAAAAACCTATTTCACCCCTGCTGATTTCAAGGGGCGTAGGTTCTAAATAAATTCACCTAATAAATAAATGTCTGACCGAGTTTCTACCTCTACTAATACCAAGCTACAGGCTGGTTTAGTAGATACAGTTTTGAACTCTTCGGTACTTGTGGGCCGTATGCTCACCTCCGCTGCAAAGTGGGAAGGTGAGAAGATTCGTCAACCTATCAAGGTCACGAAGAACACTCAGGGAGGCTCATTCTCAGGTTTGGATACTTTTGGCACTGCGGCGGTAGATACCCGTCTCAATATCGAATTTCCCGCAAAGTTCTTCGAGAAGCCAGTAGTTATCCCCCTGACCGAACTTTCCCTGAATCAAGCAGATCCCCAGAGGCCCTTCAGTCTCATGTCTGCTGAAGTAAAATCCACCGCCCAGGATATGGCAGATGATATTGCCACAGCTTTCTATGGCGATGGTACGGGCAATAGCTCCAAGGATTTCTTAGGTCTTGAGGCTATCGTAGACAACGGCACCAACGCCGCAACCTATGGAACTCAAACCCGCGCTACTAGCACCACCCTCAACTCAACTGTCACTGCATCAGGCGGAAGCTTGAGCTTGGCAAAGATGGCAACGCTTTATAACGCTGTCTCTTCAGGTGCAGTCAAGACCTCACTGGGTCTGACCACTGAGACAGTATTCAGTCTTTATGAACAACTCTTGCAACCTCAAGAGAGGATTATGAAGGACGTATCAGTGATGCGAAACGCTAAAGGACTCTTTGGCTCAACTGGTTTCACTGGTTTGGCCTATAAGGGCTTCCCGATCTTGTCTGACGAGAAATGCACCTCAGGTGTTCTTTACTTCGTCAATGAAGACTTCTTGGAGTTTCGCGCTTTGCCGATGGCGAAGACCACTCCGGTCCCGTATCGCGCAATGGATATTGAGGGTAACGACTACACAAACGTTGAAGGCTTCGGTTTCTCCTTCTCAGACTGGATAATTCCATCTAACCAAGCATCGGTTATTGGTCACATCTACCTGGGCGGTGAACTCTGGTCATCGAATCCAAAGCGTCACGGCAAATTAACTGGTATCACCTCGGTATAGTCG